GCGGCCGGCTGATGGCGAAGACGATACCGGTAACCTGCGACCCAGGAGGAAACCTTGAACGTCGCCCACTGGCGTCACTGACGCCATTTCAGGGGGGGTTCAAAGACCTCGATAATGCCAGGTATGCGAAGCTAAAGGCGTCGATCTTGGCTGAAGGGTTTATGGCTCCGGTGTTCGTCTGGAAAGACTTGATCCTTGACGGGCACCAGCGCACGACAGTCATGGCCCGCGAAGGATGGGATGTTGAGGGCGGGGTGCCTGTGGTGGAGATCGAAGCTGCAACCGAGGCAGAGGCTGCTCGCAAGCTGCTGAAGCTGACGAGCGCATACGGTAAACCAACCGCTGAGGGCGTGTTTGATTTTATGACCACACACGACCTCGACCTGGGCGACTTTGCCGACGTGGATCTGCCTGACTTCGACGAGGGCGAACTCGAGGTGCTGTTCGGGGAGGATGGTGTGGGCGAGGAACTTGACGACGAGGTGCCCGAGCCGCCTGTCGAGCCTGTCACGCGGACGGGTGATCTGTGGTGCATGGGCAAGCACCGGGTGTTGTGTGGTGACTCAACCCTGCCAGCCGACATTGATCGGTTGTGTGACGGGGCGATGGTAGATATGGTGGCGACTGACCCGCCGTATGCAATCTATGGCAGTGCGACAGGCGTCGGATCGGATATCACAGATGACAAAATGGTGCGCCCTTTTTTCGAGGCTTTCTTCCGCACTGTGTCGGGAAAACTCAGGCTGTTTGGCCATGTGTATGTCTGTTGTGATTGGCGTTCTTGGGCGGCAATATGGGAGGCGTCAAAGAGGACAGATATACGGCCGCGAAATCTTCTGATTTGGGACAAAGGCGGAGGTGGCCTGGGGTCAAATTACGCCAATACCTACGAGGGTATCGGCTTTTTTGCTAAAAATCCACCACAAAAAACGATGGTAAGCGACGGCAAGAAAGGGCATCGGATGGTGCATAAGCCGAACATGCTTCGCTTTAGTCGCCCATCTGGTGATGACAGACATCACAACGCCGCAAAGCCTATCGGTATGATTGAGCAGTTAATCGAAAACTCAAGCAATGTCGGGGATGTGGTGCTTGAACCCTTTTCTGGTTCTGGCACCACAATACTGGCTTCCGAACGCCAGGGGCGGGCGTGTTTGGCGATGGAAATAGAGCCGGCATGTGGGGATCTTGCTGTCATTCGCTGGCAGGAATACACCAACAAGGAAGCCATCCTCGACGGCGACGGCCGCACGTTTTCTGAAGTGAAGGCAGAGCGGCTATCAGGCGAGGACGTGGCCCAAGCGGCTGGCTGATGGCGACCCCCGCGCACCAGCCCACCGAAGAAAGCCGCAAGTCTGTCAAGGCGATGTCCGCATACGGCATCCCTCAAGACGACATCTCCGAGGCGGTGGGCATCACCGGGAAGACCTTACGGAAACACTACCGGGACGAGCTTCGGGGCGGTATGATCCGGGCCAACGCGGCGGTCGCCGGGGCGCTTTACAAGATGGCAATCGACGGCAACGTCACGGCGGCGATTTACTGGACGAAGGCGCGGATGGGCTGGTCGGATCGCGGCCCGCAGTCACACGAGGGCGACAGCCCTGACGAGGTCGCCAAGGCGATCCACGCCACGCTGACGAAGATGGAGGAGCGCAGTGGCGGATCTAACTGATCGCTGGACGCCGATGCGCCCCCACGTCGCGCAGCAGGCGTACAGGGGCAGCCCTGCCCGCTTTAATGTGGTGCCTGCCGGCCGTCGATCCGGCAAGACGGAGCTGGCGAAGCGTAAGCTGGTGCGGGCCGCCCTCTTCGGCAGCGCCTACGACCGCCCACGCTACTTCGCCGCGGCGCCCACTCGAGATCAGGCAAAGCGCATCTACTGGACGGATCTCAAGGCGCTGATGCCGAAGGAGTTTGTCGTCGATGTCAGCGAGACGGAACTGCGCCTCGGCCTGGTGACCAACGCCGAGCTGTGGGTCGTGGGTCTGGACAAGCCCGAGCGCATCGAGGGCAGCCCGTGGGACGGCGGCGTACTCGACGAATACGGCAACATGAAGCAGAAGGCGTGGCCGGAGAACGTGCGCCCCGCCCTGGCCGACCGTAACGGCTGGTGTGACATGATCGGCGTGCCCGAGGGGCGCAACCACTACTACGACCTGTGGCTGCAGGCAGCTACCGCTGACGGGTGGGCGCGGTATCACTGGAAATCGGCCGACATCCTGCCCGCCGACGAGGTGTCTGCAGCTCGTAACGATCTCGACGAGCTGACGTTCCAGCAGGAATACGAGGGCTCGTTCGTCAGTTTCGAGGGGCGCTGTTACTACCCCTTCAACGAGCACGACCACTACGCCCGGTTGCGAGACAGCTACGACCCGGCCCAGCCGCTTGTTTTCTGCTTCGATTTCAACGTGGCGCCGGGCGTAGCGGCGATCTGCCAGGAGCAGCAGCACGGCACGGCGGTGATCGGCGAAGTATACATCCCGCGCAACAGCAACACGCCGGCCGTCTGTCGCAGGCTGGTGAAGGATTGGGGCAACCACACCGGGCGGGTGATCTGCTACGGTGACGCGACCGGTGGCGCCTCGGGCACGGCCCAGGTAGCCGGCAGCGATTGGGACATCGTCACGCGAGAACTGCGCCCGACATTTGGCGACCGGCTGACCCTCCGCGTGCCGAAGGCGAACCCCCGGGAGCGGGCGCGGGTCAACGCCGCCAACGCCCGCCTGAAGGCCGGCGACGGCACGGTGCGGCTCAAGGTCGATCCAGAGGCTGCTCCGCACGTAGTGCGCGACCTCGAGGGCGTGACCCTGCTGGCCGGAGGCTCGGGCGAGATCGACAAGCGAGCCGATGCAACGCTGACCCACATCAGTGACGCCCTCTCTTATTACGTGAACTACGAGTATCCGATAGCAAGTCGCGCAATAAGGAAACGCAAACTGATGGGTATCTGACCGTGGAGCGGCCCAAAAACTCCAAGGTGACAACACGATGGCAGTAGACAGCACGCATCCAGATTACGACGCGATGCTTCCCAAGTGGGAGCGGGTGAGAGACGCCCTCGACGGCGACCGGGTGAAGGCGGCCAAGGCTAAGTATCTGCCGCAGCTCTCGGGCGATGACGGCACAGAATACGACGCGTATGCGAAGCGGGGCCTGTACTATGGCGCCACGGCTCGCACTCTCCAGGGGGTGTCCGGTCTGGTGTTTCGTCGGGAGACGGTCACGACGCTCCCCAGCGTCCAGGCCGAGGAGCTGATCGAGGACGTGACGCTGCAGCGCGTGCCCCTCGAGCGATTCGCCCAGCAGTCATTCGACGAGGTGTTCGCCCTCGGTCGCGTGGGCCTGTACGTGTCCCTGCCAACGACGGCAACACCTGGCGCCCGGGCGCATCTGAGCCGCTACCGCGCCGAGAGTATTGTCAACTGGCAGGTGGATGAGACGGGGCCTCGACCTCGGCTGTCGCGGGTCGTGCTCAAGGAATCGGTGAACGTCCCTGACGGAGACGATCCCTACCAGTTCAAGCGACTCGACCAGTGGCGGGACGTTCACCTTGACGACGGCGGGCTGCTGCTGGTCAACCTCTGGCGCAGATCCAGCGATGTCGGTCAAGCCGTGTCGTCGGGCAACAAGTTCGTCCTTTTCAGCACGCATGAGCCGAGGTTCCGCGGGGCGCGTCTGCCGACGGTGCCGTTTGTGTTCGTCAACTCCCGCAGCCTCGGCCCTGACCCCGAAGATCCCCCTCTGCTGTCGCTGGCAGACGCCAACCTCGACCACTACCGGATGATGACGGACTACCGGCACGGGCTCCACTACACGGCCTTGCCGACGCCGTACGTTTTCGGATTAACCGAAGACCAGCAGCTCAAGATCGGCTCTGGCACCGCGTGGACGGGTGGGGACTCCGATGTCAAAATCGGCATGCTGGAGTTTAACGGTGCCGGGCTGGGTACGCTCAAGGATGCAATCGAGAGCAGCGTCGGCTATATGGCCTCCCTCGGTGCCCGACTCATCGAGGCAGAGAAGAACGCCGCCGAGACTGCGGAGACGCATCGACTGCGGCAGGGCCGGGAGCAGGCGACAGTCGCCGGCACGGTGCAGGCGTGCAACGCCGGCCTGTCGCAGACCGTGACGACGATGCTCAACCTGTCAGGTGTTACCGGGGAGGCCCTCGTGCGGTGCAATACCGATCTGGTGGACGCCAGGCTCACGCCTGACGAGTTGCGGGTGATGCTCGAGGCGCTGCAGACCGGCGCAATGGCATACGACACATTTTATCACAACCTGCAGCGCGGGGAGATCACGCGGCCCGGGATCACCTCGGCAGAGGAACGCCAGCAGATCGCAGCGACAGTGGGGCTGGCACTACCTCCGGTGCTGGACGACGAATGACGGAGGCGGGATATATGGTGGCCGATACAAGAGTCCTCGAGGCGCTGGAAGCAGGCCGGCAGCTCTCGCCCTACGACCAGGCCACGCTCGCAACTGCTCAAAAAGCTATAGAGCGTCGTGAAGACCTTGCGCGGGGGCTGGGGTTCCTCGCTGGCGTGGTGACGACCCTGGTCATCGGCATCGGGATTGCTCTGCTGATGAGGCTGGCCGGTGGCTGACACGAAAGCCCTCGAGGCGTCCCTCACGTCCCGCGATGTGTCTCTGCTGCGCGTCCAGGCGAGCGTGACCCGTAAGGCTATCCGTGACGTGCGGGATCTGGAGGGGGCGGCGGTGTCTCTACTCCGCAGGATCGACCCTGCAGACCCGGTGCGCCGGGGGGATCAGTTCAACCGGGTAACCCGGATCGGGGCAGAGTTCGCAGAGGAGGCGAGGGCGACATATCGACGGATCACGCGCCGGTTTCTCGGCACCCAGGCAGATATTGTAGGGGACGAGAGCGTCGAGGCGGTACGCCTGGCT